CCACTCTCGCCTGTAACCTCGGATCTTGGAGAGCAGCTCGTCGGCTCGCCGTTGGTTTTCCCCGGGTAGGGCAAAGATAAGGTGCCTCTTGATTGAGTTGAGGTCCTTTGAGCCCTGGGGAGACCGATTGGTGAGTGCGACGGCGAGTGCCTTCTTGTGCCGAGGGCGCGCTTGCTTCCAGCCAGCTTCGTCCCCCATTGGGTGCGGGATCCCCCACCCACCGAACTCCGGCGAGATGTATAGAGGGACCCCCGTCTGGTATAGTTTCTGGAGTGTCGTACTGTGGTAGGCCAAGGCCTGCTGCAGGACATGCCTCCGGAACTTGCCGGGCGGGAGGTTCTTGCATGCATCGCGGAGCGAAGGACCGAGTTGGAAGATCTTCGGCCCTTCGTCCTTCCTCTTCGCAGTTGCGGAGAGTGTGGGGATGGTGAGGTGGCGGGCCCGCAAAAGCGCGGACAATTTGACTGTCTGGACCTGTTGGAGTTCGAACCGGCGGTTGCCGGGGTTGCTCTTGTGCCATGCTTCTGGTTTGTCGGTAGGAGTTGCGCCGAGTGTCCATATATCTTCCGTGAAGACGAGGCCATTGCCCACCCTCGCGGGGACAGTAGCGTTTTTGTCCCAGTTGATTTTGAGGGAGGCAGCCTCGAGATTCCGCTTGTAGATCCTGTTCTCCTTTTGGGTGAGCAGGCCAAACATGTCGTCTCCGCATGTTCGGAAGCGTTTCTTGAGGGTCTCGTTGAATCGGAAGGTTCCTCGTCGCGCCGATACACCAGAGTATTGGACGCAGAAGCAGTTGAGCAGAGTGAGGAAAGGCCAGGTGAGGGGCATGCCCATTAGAGCCCCTCGCTTTGTCACAACGGGCCCCTCCGGGGTCTGGACCGCCATCGGTCCGAGGCAGTGATTCCCGATCTTTCTCGAAGTTGGGTCTACCTTCGCACCATCGCAGATACCTGCCCATCCTGCCTGAGCCAGCTCGATGGGGATCCAGTCGGAAGCGGCGGAGAGGTCGGAACTTTCGAGTTCCTTCTTCTTCCACCACTTTTCGTTCTGGGTCCCTATCTTGTCGGCGAGGGTTTGGATTGGGTCGGTGCCTGTGAGGGTGTCTTTGGTAGGCCCCCATTGGGAAAGACCTTGGATGAGCCAACGGTTGATGGCGGTTCCAGGCACTTGGAGGGACCATGGTCCTTTTGTGACGTAGCGTCTCTTCCATCCACGCTCTGTAATCCCGGTGACTACCTGGGGTGGGGGTTCGCTGTCCCACCGTTTGCTGGTCTCGGTCGCTACGAGGAGGTACCCTCTGCGAGTGAGGTTGTAGTGCGTTTTGTAATTTTCGCACGCTTCCTCCGGAGTGCAGCTTGCTAAGAAACGTTCCCTTTGGTCGGGGTTGTTAAATAGCAAGCGGCTCCGGGGGTGGCGAAGCC